ACCATCAGAAGTAGTGACTATGCCGGAAGCAATACGCTTCTTCCTGGTGTGATGACGCAGAAAGTCGTCATTTCAGACAACAAGCTCATTGGTGGCGCATCTGTCGGGATGGTTGGATTTGGGCCTGAGAATGGCGTTATTGACGAGCGCGCAGAAAACATCATTTTTGAGCGTAATTTGCTTGTCGGAACGTCCACCACGCAAAACACGGTCTTGGTATCACAGCGCGATGTGACCATCCGGAACAATATGGTCACGCTGCCTGCTGGCACTGGTGGCGGCTTTGCTTTTGGTGTGCAGCCAAGTGGCATCGTCCCCAACCCAACCCGTGTCAATGTCTATAACAACACGGTTTATCACGGCGGGTCTGCTGCATTCCGTTGGGCCTTGCTGTATGTGAGCATCAACAACGATGTTTCTCCATACGATCAGACCATGCCGGGGTCTACGTTTGAGGCAAAAAACAATATTTTGTATTGCCCGAACAAGCCTGCAAGTTGGTACACGATGACCTATGCAGATGCCGCCGCGCAGTCCGTCACGACAGCCAGCAACAACACGCCGGACGCAAGCAACACCACCAGCCCACTTTTCGCAGTTAACCCGCCAACGGCTGTGGCTCACTTCACGCCTGGAAGCGGAAGTTATGCCAACGGGACAGGGGTAAACGTCAAGAACTGGCGCGACTTCTACAACACGGCCACTCAAGCCACACCTGATATGGGAGCGGTAGCCATATGACAGTAGCAACAATTACAGAAGGCACCAGCGGCTCAGGGACGCTTTACACCGGGTTGCTGGATTGCCGTATTTGGCAAGCTAACCCAACAACAAATTACTCATCTAACTCGGGACTTTACGCGAGTTCATTCGGATCGGGCGATATTTACAGGTCGGCGCTTGCCTTCCCCGGTCTGTCGAACATTACGGGTCCGGTAACCGTATCCGCCGCATCTTTGTTTATTCGGTGCAATGCCGCAGACAACGCTCTAAATGACTTTGACATCCACCGTATCAAAGTAGCGAACAACATAACGCAGATGACATGGAATGAGGCGTCTACTGGCGTTTCGTGGACCACTGCTGGTGCATACGACGCTACAGACATTGACATGACACCATCTGCATCTGTCAGCAATGTCGCAGTCAATACGTGGGTTGAGTTCACTGGCTCCGGTATGGTTTCTCTGGTTGAGGGATGGATTAACGGAACCATCAGCAACTACGGAGTTTTGTTGAAGCGCAACGCTGAGACTTTCGATTCAACTTCCAACGAGTTCGCATCATCGCAATGGGGCGATCCGGCGCTGGCTCCGTACCTTGTGGTCACTTTCACAGCGGGTGGTGGCGCAACCATCAGCACCATCACCGGAACGACAGTAACCGAAGCTAGCTCGGTAGTGTTTACCACCACTATGTCGGGCACTGGCGGCGGGACATTCGCCTATAGCTGGTCTGGCACTGCGACAAGCGCGGACTACACCGCTACCCTGACCACAGGCATGTGCGCGGTGACTGGCGGCTCTGGCTCGGTCACAGTGTCCGGCTCCAACATCACGGTTGACTCTACGGTCACGGCGTTCACTGTCACCGTGCCGACGACTACCGACACGCTGGACGAGGCGAACGAAACAATCCGACTGGTGATTGGTGGTGTTACTTCCTCCAGCGGCACGATCACCGACGATGACGCGCCCCCCACGATCACGGGCACAGCTTCCTCTACTGTCACGGCAGGCTCTCCCGTAGTCATCACCTACAGCCCCGGACTGTCTGGTCAGTCTCGTACCTACACGCTGGCTTTGACGGATGGCACTGCAGTGGGCGGGACAGATTATGACAACACCACGGTAACGGGTGACTTCGCAGTGACCGCAGGCACTGGCTCTGTGACCTACTCCGCGGGAACCGTTACGGTGGACCCCGGCGTAACTGAGTTCACATTGGCGATTACTACGACGGCTTAACAAACTGCAGGGGGCGTGGTATATTCCTGACATTATTAGGAGTGGACCATGCTCGTACCCCCAGCTCAATTCGGCAAGGTAGTTACCCCCACAGACACGACCACTACCCTGTTCCAAAACGGCCCGGCGCGCGGCTTCTACATTGGCGGCGCCGGCACCATCACCATCCAGCATAGCCGGGCCAGCGCGGACACTTGCCAGTACACCGTGCCCGCGGGGACCACTCTGCCTGTGGCCGGGGTTCGGGTTGCTGCTACCGGCACCGCTGCCACGCTGATCGTCGCGCTGTACTAACCCGCCATGGCCGGTCTCGTCAACTTCACGTCCAACGGGACGCTAAACGCGCAGGAAGCCGAGCGCACTGCGCAGGCAGCCGCGCAGGCCCGCCAGTCCACCCCCTACATTCTGTCGCTGGCGTCGCACGTGCGCTCCTGCTGGGAGTCGGCGCGGGACGCGAAGCTGCCCATCGAGAAGCAGATGCTCAAGAACTTGCGTCAGCGCAAGGGCGAGTACGAGCCATCCAAGCTGGCGGACATCCGCGAAGCTGGCGGGTCCGAGGTGTTCATGATGATCACCGAGACCAAGTGCCGTGGCGCCGAGTCGTGGCTGCGGGACATCCTGCTGGACGAGGGCATGGTCCCGTTTGCGATCAAGCCGACCCCGGATCCAGAGATGCCCCCCGAGTTCGTGCAGACAGTCACCGCACAACTGGCCCAGAAGGTGATCCAGCTCATCCAGAGCGGCATGCCCATCGACCCCATGGTCATGAAGCAGATGGCGGAGCAGGCCAACGACGACGCTCGCCAAGCAGTGATGAAAGATGCCTCTGACCGCGCCGAGCGCCACCAGAAGCTGATCACCGACCAGTTCGTCGAGGGTGGGATGGTGGATGCATTCGATGCGTTCATCTCCGACCTGAGCACATACCCACTGGCCATCCTCAAGGGCCCCACAGTGCGCCGGATGCGCTCGCTGGATTGGGCACGGCAGGCAGACGGATCGTTCACCCCCGAGGTGACTGAGAAGCTGGCGCCTACCTACTCACGTGTCGACCCATTCCGCTTCTATGTGGAGCCGGGCATCACCCGCCTGAGCGACGGATACACCATAGAGCACCACCGCCTGAGCGAGGCCGACCTGTCCGATTTGATCGGCGTGCCCGGGTATGACGAGGACGCGATCCGCGCAGTGTTGCAAGAAGGCAACAATTCTGAGTGGCTGTGGTCCGCCGAGTACATCAAGAGTGACTTGGAAAACAAGTTCAACGTGTGGCGCTCCGAAGCGGGTAAATATGACGCGCTGGAATTCTGGGGCCGCGTGAGCGGACGCCTGCTGCGCGAGTGGGGTATGTCTGAGGAGGAGGTGCTGGACACCGCCAAGATGTACGACGCCCACGTGTGGCTGGTAGGCCGCTGGGTCATCAAGGCCACGCTGAACTATGACCCGTTGGGGGACAAACCCTACCGGTGCACCAGCTTCATCAAACGCCCCGGGTCCTTCTGGGGCTCCGGCATCCCCGAGCTGATCGAAGACGTGCAGGGGGTGTGCAACGCCGCCGCCCGCGCGCTGTCGAACAACATGGGTATCGCCTCTGGCCCGCAAGTTGAGGTGACCATCGACCGCCTGCCCCAAGGGGCCAAGGTGTCCAAGATGCACCCATGGAAGTTGTGGCAGACCACCTCGGACCCCATGGGTTCGGGTCGTCCGGCGATCAACTTCACCCAGCCCGACGATCGCAGCTCTCCGCTGATGCAGGTGTACCAGCAGTTCGCACGCATGGCCGACGAGCAGTCGGGCGTGCCTGCATACGTGTACGGCGATGGCCAAGTGGGCGGCGCCGGGCGCACGGCCTCTGGCCTGTCGATGCTCATGGGCTCGGCCGGCAAGGGCATCCGCCAAGTGGTGATGCACATCGACTTCGACGTGCTCGGCACCGTGGTGACATCCCAATACAACTGGAACATGCAGTACGTCGACCGCGAGGATATCAAGGGCGACTGCGAGATCATCCCACGTGGCGCCGTCACACTGGCCAACCGCGACCAGCTCAATGTCCGTCGGGTCGAGTTCCTGCAGGCGACTGCGAACCCGATCGATGCCGAGATCGTTGGAATCCCCGGGCGCGCGGCTATCCTGCGCGAGGTGGCCAAGGGCCTTGCGATGCCGGTGGACGACATCGTCCCCACCGACGAGCAGCTGGAGATCCAAGAGGAAGTCAAGCGCCAGCAGGAGATGATGGCCGCTCAGGCTGGGCAAGCTCCACAGGAAGTAGTTGTACGACAGGCCGAGGCTCAGGGCAACCCGGTTGGCCCTGATGGCAACCGCATGGGTGGCAAGGGCGCCAACATGGTCAGCAACCGGCAGACGGGCGGAGGTGGAGCATGATCCGCCCCTGCTTCTGCGTTGGGTACAAGGCTGACATCATGCGCGGCGTGCACCACGAGGATGACCGGTACATGCTTGCGCTGTACCCCGCCGGCGCTGACCTGACCCCATACACCAAAGAGTACTCTCCCACCGGCGAGATCTCGGGCCCCGGGTACCGCGCCGGCGGTATTGCCCTGACTGGGTTTGACGTGTCTGAGGACGGCGAAGCCGCTGTGCTCACGTTCGACGACGCGCACTGGGACAAAGTTACGCTGCGTGGTGTGGTCGCTGGGCTCGTGTACAACGCGTCTAAACAGAACCGGGCAGTAGGGGTTGTTGCGCTGGCGCAGGAAACATCTTCCACAAACGCCCCG